ATTGACATGGGCGCTAATATGGGTCTATCTTGTCAGAACAAGACTTCTATTATTTCGGGTTTTGCTGGGAGTAACATGGATGAGACGTCCTTTGATTATATTCTTAGTATTCCCACTTTTATTAGAGTCGACGACTGGAACGATTCAGCAGTGGCTGGTCAAAATTTGTACGAAGAGAATATTTATCCCCAGATGAGATGCGATGTAGGTACTACGACCTCCAACTTAACACCTTATTATTGTACGCCTTTGGGTTACTTTGGTAATATGTTTAGTCTATGGAGAGGTTCTATGATCATCACCTTCCGTATTGCGCGAACTAATCAACATTCAGGTAAATTGAGGTTTAGCTATGCACCAGGGTCGGTTGATCCGATCTCCGATGCAGCATATCTGATGAGTGATATTATTGATGTGCGCAATGGCGCGGAATGGTCATTTACTTTACCTTATGTCAGCCAGTCGTTATGGAAACGTACAGGAGGCTTTAAGTCACAGGCAGAAGTTGATACCGAGGACTGTTTGGGACGTGTTAAGTTGGAAGTATTTAATCCAATACGCCGACCATCTACAGTTACTGGTTCTTTGTCCATTTCTATATGGATTAGTGCTGGACCAGATTTCGAGTTTGCAGCACCGACCATGCCTGTTATGTTTCCCCAGTATGATGGCGTAGATTTTGATCTAACACCTACTATGGGAGACGCAGCCAAGATCATGACGTTTATGAAACCTGTAGGTAATTTTGAGAGCAATTCCTCTTGTTTACCCGTTGCCACTGAGAAGGGCACGGGTGAAAAAGTTACCTCAGCATTACAACTATTGAAGAAATTTACAAGGATCCGCAACTTCAATGAGGCGGATTTCTATAATCAACTCATGGTCAAGCCGTTTGACATCATTAGTATTCCATCGACTGTCAGTCAACCACGTTGGTTAGCTGGGGATTTTTATCCCCTAATAGCCACATGTTATGCCCTTGCGAAGGGCTCCATTAGAATGAAGATGTTTCCCATGGGAAATCTGTCACAAGGATGGACATTCGCCAGTATTTATCCATACAGGCAAACTTCAGGTGCCCTTGGCACCAAACAGAGGACCGACCTCGATAACCCTAACTTCGGATACCAGCAGAATTACAATTGCAGCACTCAAGCTATATTTCGCAATGACTCTATTAATCCTG